TTTTCTTTTGCGCTTTGTGGTTTCAAGTTTAATCTCTTTCCTTTTTGTAAGCATTTTCTTCGGAATTGTAATGCTGTTATTACACATTCCATCGGTGATAGTCCCTGCAAGCTCGATTTGTTCATCGTCTTCAAAAACAACAAATCCAACGGTTTTACAACGTAGGTCTTCACGTTTTGCTTCATGCCATTCACCTTGTGCTAACGCATCCAACCACTCTACTAAGACAAGCTTGGCGGAGTCCAGAGCTGACCGTGTTTTCTTTGGAGCCATAGTAGCTGACCGTTCTCCAAGACTCGCTCCTCGTTTCCTTGGTAGGCTTCGAGGCAAGCAAGATACATTTCGTTTTCTGTTTTGCATTCTTTAAGAATCCTTTTTGCTTTGACGGGACCAATCCCTTTAAGACCAATGATGTTGTCAATTCGATCTCCGGTTAATATCTGAGTATAAAAACTAAGTAAACCTTCAAACTCTGTTACATGATACTTTTCCTTCTTGCGATAATTGTAATGCCAGCCCCGAAGTTGATTAAGGTCTTTATCAATATGTACCATAATCATTTCATCTTCAGGAATAGCATAACAAGCAATTGCTACCGCATCGTCAGCCTCTATATCCTTAGTCATCATAAAGCCGTACTTGACCATCAAGTGTTCACGTAGAGCCGTATAGTGAGCCGGTTTAGGGGCTACACGAGTTCCTTTGTAAGGAGCAGTCTTAGCTATGTCGTTACGGAAGTTACCTTTACCCGTAAGCCAGCCAAAGTAAGTATCTGCTCCTACTTCGGAAAGAATCGTATCGACAGCTTCATTCATCCTCCATTTAGCCAACGGTTCTTCAATGTCTTCACTGGAGAAACCGATGGCATACACGAGAGAATCAGCGTCGATTAAAGCTCGCATTACAGAACGTCGTCTAACTCAGCTTCAACTGTAGGAACATAGGTAACTAAATCGTTAACTGTGATCTTCGCAATTGATGGTGCGTTGCCGTGTTTATCGCTCATGCGGTGTGTGTACGAAGACACAACTGCAACAACTTTAGTTCCGTTACCGATTTCTTCGATAGACACTGCTTTACCAGCTTTGTCAAAAGGAGTAAAGACATATTGGCTTTTGCCAACAATGTAGTTACCCATCTCAGGCTTGTTCTTAATCTTGATTCCAAGACCGACAAGCTTTGCTGCGTCGTTATCACTAATGTTACCAATGGTGCATTCGTACTTCGTGTTTGCATCGTTAAATTTAGTGTTAAAGGTGTTCATCCATTTGCTCCAGAATAATTCACCGTTAATTGTCACTTGTGTGCTCATTTTGTATCCTTCATTAGGTTAGTTAAGTACTGCTTCGTTATTATACCACATCTACTGCAAAACTCGTGTAGTTACATCATATTCTTTGTTATCCATAGCATCTAAAGCCATTTCTAGTAGCGTAAAAACAACATCGTCGTCCAGTTTAGAAAATACGTGTAAATATCCATCAATATTCCCAAGGATTATTAACGGTTCTACTTTGTCAGGCATTTCATCATATAGGTTCATGGTGCTCGTTTAGCCTCTTCCATCGCTTTAGCATAATCTTTCATTGTAAGTAATTCTTGTTCTATGCGTTGAAAGTTATTTAAAATTTCAGTTATTGAAACACCGGTTCTCAACTGTAAAAATACTATCTGTTTTAGTTCATCCATTAATGTGTTTCCTTCCAATTGTTACCAATTTTATATTCACCAGTTAGAGGACAACGCATCTCTAACACCTGTCCTGCTTCTTCGATTGCTTTAACACCAAACTTACCAACTTGTTCTGCAAAATCAGCAGCAACTTCAATCTGCCATTCGTCGTGCACGTTAGCTACAAACTTATAAGGTATCTTAGCTGTCTTTAATTTACGATCTAAGATCACCAAAGCTTGCTTCATGACAATCGCACCTGCACCCTGCAGTAACGTGTTAACGGCTGAATGCTCCGACCTACAAAGTAACTGCCTTCCATCAAGACCCGGTAGTTTCCCATTCTTAGAGAAGAGTCTACCAATCTTTTGGCGCAACTCTTGTAACTTCGGTGTGTTGCGTAGAAAAGAATCGATGAGCCTTTGTCCTTCTTTCGCTGAACCACCAACAACTGACCCGATCTTGGCAGCTCCTGCGCCATAGAGAAAGGCATAAATAAACGTTTTAGCCTGATTCCTCGTTTCAAGTCCAGCAGCTTTTTGGTTTGTGGTGTGGATGTCACCCGATACGACTTCATTTGTATACGCATTGTCATTCATATAGTGAGCCAACATACGAAGTTCTAAACCTGAAGCATCGATACCGACTAACTTATTTCCTTTCTCTACAGTCCAAAGTTCTCTACACTCGTGTCCGTAAGGGCTACCACTGTTCGGTACTTGAGCCATGTTAGGACTCATGTGCGTCATACGACCTGTGACAGCACCGTTAGTGATAACTCTACCGTGGACACGTCCATCGGATTTAAGATTGTCTAACCAGCTCTCAATCTGTCCAATCCGCTTTTGCAACATCATATACTCGGCTAAGGTTTTGGCTTCCGGGTAGTCGAGCGTTTCGAGGACGGCTTCGTCGACGATGACGCTGCCTTTTTCGGTACGCTTGGTCGGCTTCCAGCCTTTTTCGATAAGTCGTTCTGCGATTTGCTGCCTGCTGCCGGGGTTGAACGGCGTGACGATGTCTTTGAGGGGCTTACCGAGTTTACTGATACGTCCTGATTCAACTTTGGCAGGAAATATGATTTGCATTTCAGTTTGAATAACGTCCAGCTTAGCTTTAAGTTCAGCCAGCAACTGTAGAGCTTTAGGCTCATCGAGTTTGAAACCGTTTTCTTCTTGCTTTGTGATGATCGCTTGTACATTGTGCTCAAGATCAATACTCCTTTGTGAAAATTTCTGTTGTGATAGTTCTGATACTAAATACTGATACAACTTTTGTGTTACTAACGTATCCTGAATGCAGTAGTCTTGCATCTCGGATGTTGCTCCGTCGTCCCAGTCACTGAAGTCACCTTTAGGAAAACCTAATCGTTGACCCCATGCTTCTAGACTATGACCTCCTTCTAGGCTTGGATTCAGCAGTCGGCTTGCGGTCAGCGTGTCGTACACTTGGCTCAACTTCATCGTGACGTTCCAGTTCTTCCGGAGTACCGGTGCATCGAAGTTTATTCCGTTGTGCATGATAATCAAATCGCAATCGTCCAAATACTTTTGTAATCCACTTGCTGCTTTCCATACCTGTACCTCATCTGTTTCAATGTTACGTGTAACACACATCCATATATTGTCATGTGTGCTATTTGTTTCGATGTCAAGAACGATTTTCATAAAATCATTATACCATATAAATACATCAGGACTGCTACAAATTCAACAATAAACAAGGCATAGTCTTTCTGACGTAGACCGGCTAAAGCCCATAACAAACTACCGGTAAACCCAAAGAATAGGTTAGACGGGTAAATATTAAGGCTAGTAAAGCCAATACCGATCAAGCATAGGACTGTGCCTGTCCACTTCACTTATTGTCTTCCATCAACATAGCTGCCAACTTCAATGCACGTTGCGTTGCAGCAAAATCCCATTGATCTGCTTGTGACTCAGCTACATCAGGATCATAAGCAAAACTCCAATCTTTCTCGATCATTAATTTAAAAATCTCTGCTGCTAATTCATTCTTGTTCATTTGCGCTATATCCTTTTCTGTTTCCTTGGTTGTCAAAATAGTTTGTTACACCTTCATCTGTACGAGTTTTATAGCCGACACGATTACCACTAGAGTCATAAACCCCATTAGAACTATCGTAATTAAACTGTGAGTTCTTATAGTTGTACGGACTGTTCTCATAATTATACGGAGAGTTAGCATAGTTATAAGGACTGTTCTTGTAATTGTAAATACTATCGTTGTAATTGGTTTGGGCATGGCTTACACCTCCCATCAACGCAATCACACTTACCGTTACACTCAATATCTTTTTCATAATTTACACACCTTTCAGTCGTTACTTTAATTAAATAAACACCTTCGTCTACTTCTTCCATCGTGTACTTTTTATTCTTACCAAAGATAGCATCAAAGTTCTTATCAAACTCCTCCATCGATACACCTAACGGGCGTGGTGCGTCGCCTTTACCGCCGTCTCTCATAGCTTCCTTCCATTTCCATAAATTACTCCAGTTAAACAAGTTCAGTGGTGGACATTTCCAAACCATTACAGCACCGGCACACCTTGCCTAACCCGATTCGGATAAGCCTGTTCCAGCCAAAAGCATCGTACTTCACCGGTATTATCACGGGCAAGAAAACCGATCCAGTATGTATGCTTAGTAGCAAAATCGTGGCAGTCTAGGAATTGAATGTCATAGTACACACGCATCCCTACAGCACCTATTATACAAAACAGTAAAGCGTATAATAACTTTTTAATCATAATACATCCCTAATCTCCAGCATCCTGCCGGTATCCTTGTTATACAAAAGCGAAGCACAGTGAGGGCTTGTGAGTCCAGCAAAGCGATTCTTTAGAATGCTTACTCGTGTCGTGTTACGCTCGATAGCGTCATCTGCTTGAGCGTTACGTACCAAGCCGATAACGATGTCTGATAGCTGAGCAATAGAGCCTGAGCCTCGTAACTGACTAAGTGATGTAGCAGCTCCTTCTTCGTGTCCTTTAGACTCAGGACGCTTTAAGTGTGATACAGCAATCAAGCATATACCAGTTTCTTGTACAAGCATACGTAGCTTAGTCATCAATTCGTCGATAGACTTTCTTTCGTCACCGTTGCTTTGTGAACTAACCACCATAGAAATATGGTCAAGAAAAACATACTTACAATCGGCGGCTTTAGCAAAATACCGGATACGGTTAATAACATTATCAATATCAGTAGAACCAAAGTTATCCCAAAAGAACAAGCGATCAGTGCCAAGCGTGTTGTCGAATGCATCTTTTAATTCCTCCTGTGATACCTGCGTTGTTGGCAGGTGTAATGGCTTATTAGCAAACAAGGACATAACAGACTTAGCGGTCTTACCTACTGACTCTTCCATAAACATACAGCCGATATTGCCATCTGTAGTCTTGAGCAAGTGCCATAGGATCTCTCTTAGGAATTGTGACTTCCCCAGTCCAGAACCAGCAGTAACTGTAATAAGCTCCGAAGGTCTGATTCCGTAGGTGAGTTCATTGACTCCGTCCCAAGGGTAAAGGGCGAGTGACTTTTCGACTGGCTTTGTAACTTCTTCCCAGAGAGTCGAACCAGCGATAATTCCATCAGGAGTCCATTGTTCAGCTCCCCACCATAAACTGATATATTCAGCAGATTTCCCTGCTTTGAGATAATCACAGGCATCTTTATAACCTTCTTTATGTTTAACAATCTTGCACTTACTACCGAATAGCTCAGCTACTTCATTGGCTGCTTTACGACCTACATCGTCACCATCAAAAGAGATAATGATCGACTCAAAACTATCAAGCCAGTCATAGGCAGCTTTACAGTCCTTTAGAGCAGCACTAGCGCCATTCTTAACGCTTACATGGGGATACTTACTACCTGCCATCTGAAAGCCTGCTAGAGCGTCTAATTCGCCTTCATGAATAGTGACGTTACGACCACCTTTTGCAAACTTGTTTTGTCCGAAGAGTGTAGTAGCTTTCCAGTCACCTTGTATAGAGAAGGACTTGTCTGCACAAACACGAACTTTAAGACCAGCAAGCTGATTATCAGCGTCATAGTAAGGGTAATAATGCTTTTGATCATCTGTTTTGACTCCATAGGCTAGGCTAGTAGCTTGAGTAATACCACGATCAGCGATAGAACTGCTAGAAAGATTGTCATAATTAGTAAAATTCCGCATTGGTTTTGTTTTCTCAATAAATTCTTTGTTTTGGTACTGACCTGCTCCGTTCTTGTGTGTACAGCACACATGGCAGTACTCGTGTCCATCGTCATAAAGACTATTACCGTCACTAGATCCGCACCCGTCGCAAGGAATGTGTTTTATAAATTGGCTAGTCATATCATCCACAGGTTACGATTGTTTGACAGGTTCCGCCAGTGCAGGATTGTTGCTTCTTGCAATTGTTGGTTTGTGCCTGAGCCGTTGAAGCCATAAGCAATACGACAAATAGAAGTTTAGTCATGGAAGTGCTCCACACTTGATAGTGTTTCGTGGTATCGGTCAATGATGTCTTGCATAACAACGTCATAACCATTTAAGCGAATAGCATCGACAATATCATCTAGGACAAAGTGATACCATGCATTTTGAGAAGTGAATCGGTCTTCATTCATAACAGCCCCCTTATACTTTAACGATATAACTATAAATAGTTAATTTTAATAGTTTAAACATAGACGGCGTAAAAGACTTATAAGTATTATAGTACATTTTAGTCATCTCCTAAAGGTTTGTCATTCCACGATGTGAAATAGTTAGAATCATCGTCATAATCAGGTTCTTCTTCGTCCTCATGCTTTAAGTCGGTACGTTCTAGGGCTAAAACATCACCTGAGATCGAGCCATAGCACTTATTACACATATCTAAGAAATTACCAGTAGTAACACTTCGGCGAGTCGCTTCGTAGTCGGACAACGCTCGGTTACAGCAATAGCATCTCATATTAATCCTTTTAAATCGATTTTAAGGGGCTTTTTAGCCGTTTTCAGGACTCGGATGAGGTGTTACCCTTGGCTTTCATGTTTTCTTCACCATGAGCCTCTATTTCAGCCCTAGTAAAGATCGCATAATAGCGCCGTTGGGTTTCCATAATGAAGTCAGCATATCGACGGGCTTCGTCATACATATCAAACCAAAAGCCATTTACATAGTAGTTATTGTCATTTTTCATAATGTGAAATCTCCTATTGATTGTAAAATGATTCAGTGGCAAGGTGCTCGCCTAAGTCTAACATATAAGCTAAAATCTGAGCCTTTTCTGCTTCGGTGCAGTCTTCCCAGCTTTCTAGGTCTTCCCTTAAACCTAATTCGCATACAGCCTCATAAAAGTTTTGTGGAAGCTTCGGATCAAGATAACCCCCTTCCCTACTTTCAAATTCGATCCAGTCGGCGATATATTCGTCTATATCGTCACTATCTTCAGGTTCATAATATCTATCGTGCATTGACATTCCCATTATAAAATCTCCTCTAGTGTTTTATAACCTAATAATTCTAAATTGTACCTAAGCTTTTTTACGGCTCTCTTTTCTATTTCCCATACTGCTTGATGGCTTATCCCCATCATACTACCAATTTCTTCATACGTATACGTATTTGAGACTCTACAAGCTTTACAAGTATAGTATGAATCACACTTACAGAACTTTTTAGATTTTGACATCATACCTCCGCTGTATTTTTGGCGGCTTCTAATCGATTTTTCAAAACTAGGTCAATCAAGTATACGATACCACCGGTAAGATCGCATACGATATTAGCTAGTACTTGAGGATCAATATCTTCAACCGGCTCCCAAGGAAAAGCAATTTCAAAATCTTGGCTTTGAATTGCTTCTAAGATCTTGGGAAAGCTTTTAGAATCGTCCCATTCACTGAATAGGTTATTCATTACTAGGCGCTGAGCCGCTTTTCTAATCTCATGCTTATTCATATAATTACCCTACTTTCACGTGATAAAAATGCTTATTAATAAATTCTGAAGCTTGTATAAGCCCCTTGTACATTGTATTTAGTTCTGAAGCGATACTATCCCCGGTAATATCACCAATGGATCCGAAGCCAATATAGCGCTTATCTGGGGCGATAAACTTTAAGTCTATATATGACCCCTTATACTCAATTGATAAGTGCGTCATACCCTTTTTTAAACACTCCGCTATAGTTCGCATAATGTAGGTTTTATTTGGCTTAGCTATTTTTACTGGATAAACTAGTTCACTCATAATTAAACCCCCTTAACGTCCAAAATAGACTCTTTATCAATGGCTCTATAGCCTTCGCTCTTCAGGTCATACACTGTAATAAACTTATCAGGGTTTAACGTGCTGCAGCCCCCTTTTAAGTGTTTAGTAACCCCTAAGCGGCAATTCATTACCCGAAGGGAGCCGTCTTTTTTAATAAATTTAACGGTCATAATTTTACCGTTAGAATTCAAGATTCTATCTACAAATGAGAGCATGATTAATTCCTTTTCAAGTGTTATACAGGTTTAAAGTTTTATTTCTAAGTGCTAGTAAGATCCGGTTATAAATTCGGGCTTTACTTTTATAGTACGAATAGGACGGATCCGATTCGACAAAATTATTCCATTGGTTTAGTCTCTCATTATCAAATAGATCCTTTTCAAGATCATGAGATCTATAGTAATCCCTGAAGCCATGCACGTTATAATGAGCGATAAAGCCGGTGCATAAATAAAGATACTTGTATCCGGTAGAATTAAGCTTTTCTATATCGTTACAAGCTTTTAGGACGTTACGGACAATTAGATCTGATTGATGATCTGTTATTGGTTTAAGCATAGTTTATTCCCCTTATAGTTAAATTACAAAACCTGTAGTATCTTTAATGGCTTTACCCTTAGCATATAATGCGACAACGTGACCTAATGGCTCAACGTGACGGACGTCGCTATTATCTCCGCCGATAACGGGCATTCCTTTGAATGTAGCTGGAATATCCTTCTCAAACCGGAAAACTGCAGCTAAGCGCATATTTTGACTAATAGCAATATCGTTATATTTTTGGAATGTCACTACATTAGAATAACTAAATGTAAGATCATAATTAGGCGGCAAATCTCGACGATTAGCTATTTTTGTATAATCATAGAATTGTACATTCGGAAAGCGGCTCATTAAATTAGGGTATTCTACCCCGTCAAAATCCGTAAAACTTACATTTTCCCATTTAATATCCGACGTGCCATTAAGACGGATTAAAAGTGTTTGCCCTAGTTTAGCGGCTTTACGTTGACCGGCTTCAATATCCTTAACTAGGTTTAACATAAAATTAGGACGATCATTAAAGAATTTTTTAGTCTTTTCTATACGTGCTTTTTGAATGCTATTAAAAGCCCCACGTCCTGCCGTATATAAGCAAGCCGCTTCGCATTGTGCTAGTTTTGCCATTGGGCAAACTTGAAAGCCGCTGATATCACTAGGTGCAAGATATAGAATGCCGGTATAGAATCCAAGCTTTTCACCCTTAACGGTTTTTGCATTGGTATTAAAACCTAATAGACTTGTGCGCTGAAATTTTGTAATCATTTTAGAATCCTCCAGTGGATAGAATGTAAACAATCATTGGGACGGTAAAGCAAAGTAAACCTAAAATACAACCTTGTAAAAATTTAATCATTTTGAATTCCTTGTTTTGTTTAATCGTTAACACTATTTTAGAGCTTTTCAAGTACAAATCTATAGGTATTTACCCTAGGTTTTGCCATTTTTTTACAAATTTTGTAAGCTTGCTATATTGCTGCTTAGTCATTTGAAGATCAATATAATGATATTCCCCTTCGTGGTATAGGTCTAGTTCGTGCTGCGCTCTAAATACTAAGTGATTAATTGTGCCGTCCAAATCGTCGCTATTAACATGAGGCAAACTGTAGAATTCTTTCAGGGCTTTATCGTATGTCATTTGTATTTCCTTTTAAGTTCTGAATCGATAACTCTATTTTAGAGAATTTCAAGGAATTGTATATAGGGACTTTCCCTAATGTATATCTATACAGTACTTGGGTCTAAGCCCCTAAAGGAATATTGAAGCCCCTATGCTATTTTCTTGGGAGCTGCTTAATAGGTGCTATATAGGATCCTTTATCGACTCATACACTCCCACAATAGATCTTTCACGATCCGATAACGTATCTCACCATACGAAATGCAGGTCTTTCCAGCCGTAACAGGACTCTAATGGCTTTGAAGACCGGGGGAGGGGTTAGTTCGTTAGAGTTTCTGTTACGGATACCTCCAATGCACCTAAAAAGTAAAAAGAAGCAATGACTTTAAAGTTACTAAAAAGCCAAGAAAGTAGTGTCTAATCTGACAAAGAAGAATCCCTTATGAATCAACGACATAGACCATTAAAGTGCATGAAACGTCAATAAAACATAAGTGTTGTAAAAGTCTTATCGCCAGAGGATGCTCACCCGAAGGGCTAAGATGTGTCAGGTGCGCTGTCCGCAGGACCTACTAAGAAGACAAGACATGAAAATAAATCTCACAAAGGTATTGACAAATCCATCAAGATAGTGTATAATAGAACTATAGAGGAATCTTTGTCATTAAAAACACTAAGGATGTTTTTAACATAGTAAGTTAACTATTATTAGTTTAACTTTAAATGTATAAATAATTAAGTTTTTTATACATAAATGAAAAACATACATAGATGTTTTAACTTTAAAGTATAGTAGGGCTGTTCAAAAAGAACAACAACCTGAAAGGTCTTGATGTCGGAAGAAAGTAAAGATATTGTCGTAGCGGCGAAGCCAAAGGCTAAGATGGGTCGTCCACGTAAGGAAGACTTAAAGAAAGCTAAAGCTCCTATTGGTCGTCCTAAGAATGATACCGGTAGACTAGCTGAGTTTAAACAAAGACTACTAGGCACTAGCGGCTCTGCAGTAATTGAAAAGATTATACAGATCGGGCAAGATGATGATCATCCCGGTCAGATGGCAGCATTGAAGATGGCTATGGATCGTATCCTACCACTGTCAATGTTTGAGAAAGATGCTAAAGGACAGCGTAACGCTATTCAAATCAATATCACTGGTATTGGTGAAGCAAAGATAGAATCTACTCAAGACCTGTCTGATGATGTAATTGACATGGATCAAGATGAATCTTAATTTCGAGTTACTGCCTTGGCAACAAGAGGTCTACGCAGATCAGACTCGCTTCAAAGTAATCGTCGCAGGACGACGCTGCGGTAAATCAAGATTGTCTGCAATCAGTTTGATTGTGGAAGGACTCAAGTGTCCCAAAGGTTCTGCTGTAATGTATGTCGCCCCAACGCAAGGGCAGGCTCGGCAGATTATCTGGGATGTCTTAATGGATTTAGGAAGAGACGTAATTGCTGCCAGTCATGTCAACAACATGGACATCACCTTGGTTAATGGAGCTAAAATCTATGTCCGAGGAAGCGATCGCCCAGATACTTTACGAGGCGTTAGTCTTACATATCTTGTCCTTGACGAGGTCGCCGACATAAAGTCTGAGACTTGGGAAAAGGTCTTACGTGCGTCACTTTCTGATAAAAAAGGGAATGCCCTATTTATTGGAACACCTAAAGGTCGTAACTGGTTCTACGATATGTATAACCTAGGCTCTGATGGTGAAGATAAAGATTGGAAGTCTTGGCACTTCACAACTAAGGATAATCCACTGATTGATCCTGAAGAGATTGAAGGTGCTAAGAAAAGCTTGAGCAGCTTTGCATTTAAGCAAGAATACGAAGCGTCTTTTGATAATGCCGGTACAGACGTATTTAAGGAAGAATGGCTCAAGTATGGAGAAGAACCCACATACGGTTCATATTATATTGCTATTGATTTGGCTGGATTCGAGAACATCAATAATTCGGCAGAGCGTAAAAGGCGCTTGGACAATAGTGCGATTGCTGTGGTTAAAGTGGATGACAATGGTGATTGGTTTGTACACAAGATTGAAAAAGGTCGTTGGGACGTTCAAGAGACCGCCAGACGCATCCTAAAGAACATAGCGGAGTTTAAACCGTTAGCAGTAGGAATAGAGCGTGGTAGTCTTAAAAATGCTGTGTTGCCTTATCTAAGCGATCTGATGCGATCTAACAATGTGTTCTGTCATATCCATGACTTAACGCATGGTAACAAGAAGAAAACAGAACGTGTTGTGTGGGCTTTGCAAGGACGCTTTGAGCATGGCAAAGTAATCCTGAATGAGGATGAAGATTGGGATGACTTCAAAGATGAATATATGATGTTCCCTACTCCTCAAGTTCATGATGACTTGATTGACGCTCTGAGCTATATCGATCAATTGGCTGTAACAACGTACTTCAGTGACGATGATACTGAAGATTATGAACCCCTAGATATGATAAGTGCTTACTAATATGGCTTCCTGTCCCTTAGCATTACGCAGCAACGCATTAAACATCAAAAACCATCTCTCAACGATCAAGGATGCAAACCTTGGTCCAGCAAATCCTTTAGAACGAAACCATGAATTCTGGTCAGCAAAAGCAGCTCTTTGGGGCATTAGCGAAGGTGACGCTCGTGGGCGTACTTGTGCTAACTGTGAATATTATTTTGACACCCCCGATATTCGGGATTGTATCGCAAACGGTCCTGCAAACACTCTCAAAGCTTCAGCACTACCGCTAAACCCACCATGGGCTGACATCGAGTCACACCCAGTAGGTTACTGTGAGAAGTTTGACATTACCTGTTCCCCTATTCGTACCTGCGACGAACAAGAAATTTATCAGCGTGAAGACGCACCTTCGGAAGACGAATACGCAAGCCCCTTCGATTCCACCATCAAATCATCACTTGAGGACTAAGAATGCCAGATCCACAAATCGGTAAGAAATTAGATAAGTTTGAAGAAGCCCCTACTACAGAGGCAGATAACGAACTTATTCAATATGTATTAGCACACTGCGACCAATGGCGTACTCACCGTGATAGCAACTACTTGCTAGACTGGAAAGAGTATGAGCGTATGTTCCGTGGTATCTGGGCTGCAGAAGACAAAGCACGTGACTCTGAGCGTTCACGTATTGTTACTCCAGCAATGCAACAAGCAATTGAATCTAAACAAGCTGAGATCTCTGAAGCAGTGTTTGGACGTGGTGAATTCTTCGATATTGAAGATGACATTGCCGATCAAGACAAGAGTGATATCAACTTGGTGCGTAATCAGATGCACGAAGACTTTAAGTTTAGTAAGATCAAGAAGGCTATTGACGATGTTATCCTGTTAGCTGAAATCTACGGTACAGGTATCGGTGAGATTGTTGTCGAAGAGAAGACAGTAATGTCTCCAGCGACTCAGCCTATCCCCGGCGCTACTGTAGCTGCTATCGGTGTGATGGAGAAGAAACAGTTCATGGTTGGTTTAAACCCAATCAATCCACGTAACTTCTTGATTGATCCTAATGCCAATACTGTTGATGATTCTCTTGGAGTTGCTATTGAAGAGTATATGTCTTATTACGATATTATCCAAGGTATCGAAAAGCAAATCTACAGAAAAGTAAACGTAGTTCCTAGCTATCGTTCTACTAACCTAGAAGAAGTACAGGAAGGTTCTCCTTCACGTAGCGACAAGTTACAAGTATTGCGTTGGTATGGTTTAGTTCCACGTTCAATGCTCGAAGGCTTAGAAGAAGCCGAAGCTGAAGCAGAAGAGTTATTCCCTGAAGACAGCCCTGCTGACCAATACAGCGACATGGTTGAAGCCGTTGTTGTTATCGCTGACAATCAATACCTCCTCAAAGCAGAGGAAAGCCCTTACATGATGAAAGATCGTCCTGTAGTGGCTTACCAAGCTGACTCACTACCCGGACGTTTCTGGGGTCGTGGCACTGCTGAGAAGGGCTACAATATGCAGAAAGCTATTGATGCTCAAATGCGTAGCCATTTAGACTCTCTAGCTCTTACTACTGCACCAATGATGGCAATGGACGCTACTCGTCTACCACGTGGTGCTAAGTATGAAGTCCGTCCCGGTAAGAACTTCTTGGTTAACGGTAATCCAGCAGAGATTATGATGCCATTTAAGTTCGGTTCGACTGACTCTGCGAATATGCAAACAGCTCAGACGTTCCAACAGATGCTACTAGCAGCTACCGGTACGTTGGATAGCTCCTCAATGCCATCACAAGTGGCAGGCGGAGAAGCGTCTGGTGCTGGTTTGTCGATGGCTTTATCAGGTTTGATGAAGAAAAACAAACGTGCATTAATCAATTTCCAAGAAGATTTCTTGATTCCGTTCATTACTCGTGCTGCTTATCGCTTTATGCAGTTCGATCCTGAGCGTTATCCAGTTAAAGACTTCAAATTTATCCCTGTTTCAACCCTTGGTATGGTTGCACGTGAGTATGAACAGCAACAAATGATTGGTTTGATGCAAACACTGGGACCACAAAGCCCAATTACTCCTATTTTGCTCCAAGGAATCATCCAATCTTCAAGCCTAAGCAACCGTGATGAGATCGTAGCGCAGTTACAGAAGATGTCACAGCCTGATCCAGCACAAGCTCAGATGGCTCAGCAAGCAGCTCAGATGGATATGCAGCTCAAAGGCTCACAAATTGAGTACTACAGCTCTTCTGCAGAGAAGAATCGTGCTGATGCTCAGAAGAAGACCGTTGAAGCTCAGATCATGCCTCAAGAAGCTGAAGCTAAGATGATTGGTAACATCTCTCGTGGCTCTTCAGACACTACTGAATTAGATAAACGAGTCAAAGTTGCTGAATTGGCACTCAAAGAAGAGTCAATCACATCAAAAGAACGCATCACAGCAATGCAGATGCACGGCAAACAACAGAAACAGTAAAAAAAGCAAGAAAACCTCTTGACAAAGTGACGAAAACGTGTTATAATGTAAATATAGCGGTACTTATAACACAATTTCTTCCTTACGTCAAAGGCAAAGAATGCAAAAAGAATTACAGGATTACAACGAGAATCGGATATCGATATTGGGTAATCAAGGGCGGAAGGACTTTCTTGGCAACCTAGAAAACATGATAAACGAAACAACAACGGTAGAGGGAAAAAA